ATAAAGAACCTAACCAAGATAGCCGCCATTGCGCCTACGACCTGCACCTAAGCAAAGACAAAGAAACGGGCAAATATGACATTTTAAGCATTCGAGTCGATGATAAAAAGCCTGGCGAGTCTTTATCTATGGGCCGCTTATATAACATGGAAAAAATACTTTTCAATGTATACGCAATGAAAGGCCGTATCGAGCTAGACCAAGGGCTTGATGCTGACGATTACGACACCAACTGGTGCCACGACTAATGCACGACTACATGGCACTTAAAGGCAACAGCTCAAGCGCTATCGCAAAACGCCAGCGCAAAGAGTTTTTAAAGATGGCAGCAGTAAATACAGTACGCGTTTTAGTGCTAGCCATCATCGTTTTAATAACAACTAAGTAGGCATAACAATGAAAAATATTCACGTATTTGCAGCAGAACTACCAAGTATTTCAGTTTTAGAAAGCAAGGTTGCAGAAGAACAAGGCGTTATATTTACACCACTTACAGATAGTCAGTGGAGCGAGTTGGGCTTTAAAGTAGACCGCCAATTTGTAGCGCTGGATAACGGCTACCGCATCGACTTTACCTATAGCGCTAAAGACTACCCAAAAGCGCAAGTGTTAGAGCGCGTAAACGAGGTGATTGATGTTTTACCTCACGAACCTAGCAAAGAAGAGATTGGCAAAATAACCGAAGAAGTTAACGCTGATTTTTGCGCCCGTTCAATAGCAAAAACAGTTCACTTTTCTGCTTTTTATCACGCCGAAAAGCAAATTCTTATTTTTGACTGTAAAGCCGCATTAGCGCAACGCGCGTTAGGTTTGCTACTAAAAGTAGTTGAGTCAATTGAAACTAAAACGCTTCACTGTAGCGGTATTTCAAACTCACTAACCACAAACATGCTTGCTCAGCTAACTGACCCTAGCACGCCATTTGGAACCGATAAGCTTTACTTTGCAGGCTTTGAGGTGGGCGGTTTATTGGTTATGCAAAACAAAGATAAAGACGTTGCACGTTTTAAAGGTGACTACCCTGCCGAAAACATCAAAGAACTTATAGAGCAAGGCTACGAGATAAAAGAAATAGCACTTTCAAAGGACGGCATTCATTTCAACCTAGATCACAACTTTAAAATTAAAGGCATTAAAGAGCAGTTTCAAGTTGAAGAAGCTATGTTCGATAACGCCGATGATTATGAAATACATAAGCAAACAATAGCGCTAGAGCTAATGACTAGCCATTGCGAGCAACTAAGAGCTGCGTTTGATAAGCAGAGCAGCGACGAAGATCAGCAAGCTTCATTAGATGACGATCAAGACGATGGCAACGAGTCACTGATTGCCGAACACAACGCCAAGTATCAAGACAGCAACGGCAATGACGCATTCTATGAAGAAGCAAAAGCGTTTGTTCAAGAAACACAGCACGCATCAGTCTCGCGCATTCAGCGCAAATTTAGAATTGGCTACAACCGAGCAGCCCGCTTAGTCGAACAGCTTGAAGCTAACGGCATTGTAACCGCGCCAGGTCACAACGGCGAACGCACAGTTTTAATTAAATAAAGTAAGGAGCCGATCATGGCACGCGGAGTGAACAAAGTAATTTTAGTAGGCAATTGCGGACAAGATCCTGAAATACGCTACATGCCAAATGGTAACGCAGTAGCCAACGTAACACTTGCAACAAGTGAAAGCTACAAAGATAAAAACACAGGCCAAGCAGTTGAAAAAACCGAATGGCACCGAGTTGTGCTGTTTGGCAAGCTTGCAGAAATTACAGGCGAGTACGTGCGCAAAGGCTCGCAAATTTACGTTGAGGGTAAATTGCAAACGCGCAAATGGACGGATCAACAAGGTGTTGAACGCTACACAACTGAAATTGTAGTTGATGGTTTTACCGGTCAAATGCAAATGCTAGGCGCTCGACAAGGCGGGCAAACTCAGGGCAACCAAGGTAATAATAATTACCAAGGCCAACAAAACAACCACGCACAAGGCAATAACCATGGTCAAGCGCAGGGTAATAATTCTTACGGTAATGGTAATAATAATCACCAAGGCAATAGCCAAGCGCAGCGCAAACAGCAAGGCGGCTTTACACCTAAGCAAAATAACAACCAGCAAGGTGTATCAAATAACCAATACATGAGTGGCGGACAAGCTCAAGGAACAGCAGGTGACCCAATGGGCCCAGGCGGTGATTTTTACGACGACGATATTCCGTTCGCGCCAATCGGCTTGCAATACCCAGCACTCTTAATGTGCATGTAAGGAGCGTCCCATGTTTGAACAATTTAACGGCCAAAAATTTAACCTGATATACGCAGATCCTGCTTGGCAATTCAGCAATAAAAATACCGGCGGCAGTATGAAAAGCGGTGCAGCACATCACTACAAATCAACAATGAGCGTAGACGAGCTAAAAGCGATGCCTATTGATGATATTGCAGCGGACGATTGCATATTGGTTATGTGGTGGGTTGGTTCAATGCCACAAGAAGCCCTAGACGTTGTTAAATCATGGGGCTTCACAATTAAAACGATGAGCGGGTTTGTATGGAACAAACTCACTGTTAATAACAACCCAATGTTTGGTATGGGCTTTTGGACCCGCCAAGGTAGTGAGTCGGCCATTATTGCCATCAAGGGCAAGCCAAAAGTTGCAAGCCGTTCAGTGCGAGCGGTTGGTAATTATGACGCGGCAAGCCTTGACGACTTATTAGGGTTTACTGTTTTTAGTGGCGCCTACCCTGTTTTACAGCACAGCGAAAAGCCTAACGAGTTTAGAGAAGCCTGCGTTGAATTAGCCGGTGACGTACCGCGCATCGAGTTATTTTCTCGCAAGCGCGTTAAAGGCTGGGCTGTTTGGGGTGATGAAGTAGGTAAATTAAATAAAAGGAAAGCAGCATGAACGGATTAACCCCTATTTGTAGTTATTGCGGTAATTTTTCAGAAAAAGTAACGGGTAAAGAAATTTACCCGCACCGTAAAGATCTTTACCGCATGACTTTTTATAGCTGTAACTGTCAACTTGGCGGCGCTTACGTTGGCTGCCATGGCACGTCTGATAAGCCCTTGGGTAGGCTGGCTAATGCTGAACTACGCAAGGCTAAAAGTGCTGCGCACAGATCATTCGATCAGCTTTGGCGTTCAAAATTGTTAAAACGTCAAGAAGCTTACAAATGGCTAGCTAAGCAGATGAACAAGGCAGGTGCGGACTGTCACATTGGTATGTTTGATGTTGATGAGTGCAGAAAAGTTGTATCTCTAAGCCAAGACAAATTTATTGGGTTATCTAATGAAACCTCAAGTTAAACGCAGAGCGCATAACTGGTATGCGCTTAAACCTAAATCGGCTGCAAAGCCTGATAATAAAGAACATAAGGTGACAGCATGAACAACGCAAAAATAAAAGCCCTAGCCTTGCAGCATGGCTTTCAATTAAAACAGCAGGCTAGCGGTGAAATGGATTTAAACGACAACGTTTATTCATTCGCCTGGGCACTACTGCAAAGCGGCCAGCCAAATGTATCGCATAAAGCGTACTTGGCTGACTTGTTAAAAGATGCGGCTGATTGCATCCCCGAAAAAAGCGGCGGTTACCGCGTTAATATTTACGCTAACGATATATGTAAAGACGAGCCACGCATGCAGTGGGACTTTTACAACGGGGTAAAACGCGACGCTTTTGAGGTGGAAATACCAGACACCCGCGAAGATTTAAACAAGCGCCTTAACAATGCCAAAGGCTGTATAAAGTCGGCATGTTATAGAGCAATGAACCCTGACTACGCCAAAAAATTAGCATAGGTGACTTATGAAAATTGAAAATATGAAAGTGTCAGAGCTATTAAAAGAAAAGCGCGATTTAGACAGCAAAATAAGTTCTGTTATAGCAGCCCTAGAGCCTGTAAGAGGTGAGAAAGCTAATGGGTATAATTATAACGACCGTGGAACTGTTCGAGTTTTTTGTGGTGGATATTCAGTAGATTCTGCAATTGACAAAGACCTGCTTTTGGCTGCACTTACTAGCCAGCTTGATAGACTTGAAAGCGAGGTGGAGCCGATAAACAAGAAGCTAGATGCAATAGAAATGATGCTGAATAGCTAACAGGTGACTTATGAAAGAGCTAATGTGCAAATACGATCCACAGGTTCACTTTAACCACAAAAAGCCAATGACCACCACGGATCAAAAATACTTAATTGAGTTTTACGGCAAAGTGCCAGTGTCAGAGTTGTGCTTGTCATTGGGTCGAACCTACAAGGCCATTACTGAAATGGCAAACAGCTTGAGAAAGCAAGGCAAAATAAAAGGTAAAGGTGATTTATGAGAGATTTAGCAAGGGAGATTTTTTTAGAGTTACTTAGAAGTTATCACGATGGCATAGGTGTTACTCATTCAGCGCGCCCGCAGATTGAGGTCGCAGGTCATTTAGCAAAAGAGGCTGAACTTATGGCTGCTGAGTTTAATGCAGTCACTGAGCTAGGCTTTGCAGGCGAGAGCGAGTGTAAGTCATTCGACATAACTAAGCATGAGTTAGTTGACTATGGTTATGTAGGTGTCAAGTGTGACCGCAACCTTTATATTAAAAAGTCAGGGTTTACTATCGACAAGGAAAGAGCTATCGCAATAGCTAAAGCTTTAGGTGTAACTGCGGAGGATTTGAAATAATGGAAACTTTAGAAGAATTAAAAGCTATTCGGGATAATGCGCCAGATGGTGCGACTCATATTGATGATGTTAATACATACTGGAGAGTAATCAGTGAGTTTGATTATTACTTCTACGATGGGTGTAAATGGGATGATTCGGAGCCTTTAGAAAATGGCACTCGATCACTATCAGACATAAAGCGAATTATTGAATTGATGGAATTAAATCAAAACATGCACACCACTGTGGCTGGTTATATATACGGTAAAGACTGGGAGCATTGGAATGAATTTAACGCAGGGAGGTTTAGGCTATGACCAATGACGCAATAATATTTTTAATCGTCGCACTTATTTTATGTTGTTTTTACATAAAGTGTGGCCTGAGCTTTATTTACATGACGGGCAAAAGCGACGAAGTAAGCTTACCTGTTTACATCGTTGCCATAGTGTTATGGCCTATTTTACTTTTTCTTTGCCCTTGGAGTGACAAATGAGTTTACCATCTAGCAAATTTTACACGACTAAAGAAGTAGCTGCCTTTGAGGGCGTAACAGAGGATTACTTACGCAAGCAAGTAAGTAAAGGCGAATTTATAAAACCTACGCACTTGGGTAGGCCGCACCGCTGGTTAAAAGCAGTGATAGACAAACACTACAGCGATATGAACGAACAAGCCATTAAGCACAGCGCTTAATGGCTTGGCGCTGCTACTTAGTGATCATAGCAACCCACTTATTCACCCACTCCGTTAAGCCATCAAGCATTGGCGATTTATTATATATCGCCAGTACGCCTTTCATTTTATGCCCTAGCAATTTTTCAGTAAACTGCAAAGGGCATCCCGCATCTGTTAAGTGCGTTGATATGGTTCGCCTAAAATCGTGCATTCTAAACGGCCTTAAGCCCTCTATGTTTTCATAGCAAGCATTGGCAATTAAACTAACGCTCGAACCGCTAGCCGGCTTATCGCCCCCTCTATTATTAAACATGTACTTAAAGGCAGGTGTTAAGCTTTTAATGTGCTGCAGATCTTCAATTAATATATCGGGTATTGGCCTAACAATAGAGTGCACGCCCCCTTTTGTATTTTCTCTGCGCACAGTGAATAACTGGTTTGTTAAATCAAAGTCATCTTTAAAAGCCGTGTATAGCTCGCTAATACGACAACCAAACACCATAACACAGCGCAAAATCACTTTATTTCTATCAGTTAAGGCAAGGTTATCGATATTGGACCAAATCAACTTACACTCTTCTATTGTTAAAAAGTGCTCACGCGGCATATAGTCAGTTGCAAAGTCACTTGGCCTTAGCGCTTCAAACTCGGCGTTATTAATAAACCCCTGGCGCAAACAAAACCTAAGCGCCGATCTAAGTTCAATAATCGCATTAAACGAAAAGCCACTGCCCCGCTTGCCCAATAAGCTTTCATCATTTATAGATTTAAACAAGGCAGAAAAATGCTGCTTATTTATTTCTGATATATATTGATCTCGCCACTGCTCACTAATGCACGACGTAATGCGATGAAAAATACCTTTAGGGTTATCACGCATAGGTTCGCAGTAGAGCGTGTACCAATAATTAATCGCATCCATTAGCGTAGGGTTTTTATTATCAAGCATAGCAACGCTGTTAACCGCTTTCATTTTTCGAGGATCAAGATCCTTTCTAACTTGAGCCATATGCGCTTCGCATTCTTCACGCGCTTTAGCTAGTGTAAGCTCAGGATACGTTCCCAGCTTATAGCGCACTGCCTTGCCGTTTAATCTAAATCGTATTTGAAATGTGATTTTACCCTTGGGTGAAATGCGCAGCGATAAGTTATCACCGTCGGAAACCTCCGCCGCGCCATCGTAGGGTTTGCCGCTTATACTCTTAAGCTTTGCCGCCGTTATATTCACTGGTATTAACTCCGAATGTGTACCAAACTTTAGTTTAATTAATTAATGGTACACAGCTTGGTACGCAGTTGCTATCTATAATAGTCATGTTTAGTGCGGATTATATAGCGTTAAAACGCCATAAATACTATTTAAGTGATTGATTTAAAACTGATATGATTAATTATTGCGGGGTATAAATATTTAGTGCAGGGTTACTGTATAGAATGAATCATTAGATTTAATAGCTTGCCCGTGTCTGAGCCAAACTCATGTTTTGTAATGTTTTTATTATCAGTCATAGTATTACCTTTTTAACTTTTGGTACACACTTTGGTACACCGTCGCGTTTTTCCAAAGAATGTTAATCAATTAACATGGGTAGAATATTGTGACTCTTAACTGACAATTCAAGAGAGAGAATAAAATTATACTAGACTTAAGGCGCAGGCCGCTATAACTTAATTATTCAATATAGTTGCATGTTACTTTTATATTGTCCGTTGATGGTTAGATACTCTGTAAAAGCCCGCTTAATTGCGGGCTTTTTATTGCCTTTAAAAACGTCATGGACTTAAGGGCTGACCTTAGTTAGTTTAAATTGTCAGTCATCATCTAGGAATAACAATGCACATAATATTAATGCTAGCCGGTATGATCATCGGCCTATCAATTGGTACTAACTTTAGTTGGTTTTTTGGCGTGCCTGTTATGGCGGGTTCTTTGCTGTTTTGGGAAATGGGCTCTAAGGCGTGGCGTGAAAAGCAAGAGGGGTTTTTACTTGTGGTTGGGTTGGCCTGCGGCGCGTTGGTTCTCCTTATTAATATTTTTGATTAACATAAACTAAATATATAAAGCCCGCAGTTAAGCGGGCTTTTTGTTTTCTACCACTCCCCTAAATTAAACGTGACATACGCTTGATGGTATAGCGCGTTCTTCTGGCGCTGAATATCATCTAACTGCTTGCGTTTTTGTTCACCGGTTAAGTTAGGGTTGTCGTTTACCGCTCTTGCCATTTTGCCTAGCTTAGATGCAGCACGTTGAACACGGCCAAGCGCTATTCTAGAACGCAACTTATCACCCGCACCCTCTATTAACTCTTGCTGGCGTGATGTATCGCCAAGCTCCATTGCACGCTTATAACTTCCGTATGCTTGGTTTGCGGCTTCTAACGATTCATAAAAATCATTTGCAAATTTGGTGCTGCCTTTTGGTCCGCTGCCTTGGTAGAACGCTTTTATTACCGGGTAACGACTTACCGGAGTATCGGCGGTTTCTTTACCCATAATCTGGCGAGCAACAATATCGCTTGCGCCCAACACATAACCGCCAATGGTGCCGGTATATCCTTTTATAAGGTGCTCTACTTTTTTGGGTGATACGCCAAAGGTTGAGCCTATTCCTTTTGCCACTTCGCTTGTGTATGTATTGTAGCGATCTTCCGCTTGTTTGTTTTCGTCGGCCATTCCCTCAATAGGCGCATCTTTAAAGAATGACTTATTAACTAGCACCTCTGTTGCTGGTAATGCAAACTGTGGGATAGGGTTTAATGCTAGTGTGTTTATAACCGCATTAGCAACCGCTTTACCTAAGTCGCCCCCTGTTTGCGTACCCGTTGCAGTGTGAAGCATGCGTTCGGGTAGCGTGCCAAAAATTATCCCTAGCTCGAATGGCTTTGGTATACGAAAGTGCTGATCACCTGCAAAAAAGTGCCAGTTCATATCCTTATCCCAATCGGGCAATTCTTGGTAACGTTCGTCATCGTCATTCATTGCAGCAATCGCTAAACTAAAACCGGCCACTTTAATACCTTTCATTGCCAGGTTAGCGCTTAGCACTTTTAATACCCGATCACCGTCTCCCGCTTTTGCAGCGCGCACTAACTTGCTCATACCTTGCAAGCGCGCATTGAAGAATGGCAGCATGTCAATCATGGTACCAATAAGTTTAAAGTTACCCTTAAGGCTATAATCCATTACATCTTTGCTTTCGTATGCTGCCTGGCGTTTACTTTTACCTGCAGCAAGCGCCGCTTCATACGTGCTTAAACGGTTGGCGTTTTCTACCTTGTCGCTTATCCCTCTGTATTTTTCTAGTAGCTCAGCGCCGTTATTAACAATGGTATCAAGGTAACCGTCTATTTCATTGGTGGTTAAGCCTTTGCTACGTAGCGCGCGCCTTGTTTGCTGCGCTGCCGCTTCTGGATCTGCGCCATGAATATAGCCGCCTTGGAATGCTGCACCACTGAATATCAAATCGCGGTAGGCTTCATCTTCTTTGAATGCTTTTTTAAGTCCTTTAATACTGTCGGTGCCAAACTTAAAGTCGTCTTTGTTGATCATCCACGCATGGGCAGCGTCACGCACAAAGTTTTTAAATATAAAGTCGGGTGATAATGTAATGCCCGCTGTTAAAAACCGCTTAGCACTGCGTCCCATTTTATTAAATAAGCTTTGACTACCCACGTCATTAACTTGTATTAATGCTCTTAATAATGCGGGGTCACTAACTAAATAAGCTTGCGGCTTACCGTTAACCATTACCCTTACTTTTCCATCGTTGTTTAGCTGCTCCTGCGTTCTATTTTTTGCTTCTTCGCTTTTTTCGTGGGTCATATAATCAGTGCCATCAAGATTATTAACCACCTCTTGCATGGCCTTGTTTTTTAGCGACGCGTCAATCAGTGTGCTTTGGCGGGCTATAATATTTTCAAGCAGATCTTTGGTTGATTGCTTGCCCCCTTTAAGCTCTTTAATTTTTGCTGACTGACTAGCAATACCTTTGCGCATATGTGGCTCTACAATCATGCGTTTAATATCGTCCATTTCTGCATCTGTTTCGCCCATGTCACGGAAAAACGGCACGTAATATTCTTCATCAAAGCTTGCGCGCTGTTCTTTACTTAGCAGGCCCGCGCCCTGCGCCACATCAAGAATAGCTGAATTTACCTTGTTGTACTCTTGGCGCACTTGCTCAAACAACTCTTCTTTACCATTGGCTAATGCTTTTAGTTCGTCAATATCGGCTTGTGTTAAGTTGTTTTCTCGGCCTTGCTCTTTTAATTTTTCAGCGCGGTTTGCGCCCATCCATGCAAGCCAGTTGTTTAGGTCATCGCCCACCATGCCAAATACTTCAAGTAAGCCTTTGGTGTTTTCTTTGCGCTGAATAATGCCATCTTTCCACACTGGCGCGCCGTAGTTAAATACGCCATGCAGCACATCGGCTAAACCGCTTGCCAAACGTGCACTAACATAGCCTTGCTTGTTTGGGTCGGTAACCCCTGCGCTTACCTCTGCCTGTTTGATGCCAGCTAGCCCATCAAAGATCCCCTCATTTAAACGTTGCCAAAATGACGAGCTTTTTAATGTATCAACGGTTTCATCTACTTTAGCTTTGGCTCTGTCGGCTATGGTTTCGCGTGCTTGTTCTTCTAGCCCCAGCTTTTCTTTTGCTGTACGGGTATCATTATCCACTGTGCGGCTGAACTTCTTATCTGATTGGCTGTAAGTCATTTCTGCTTGACTGCTAACCATAGGTTCACGCTGCGCTTTAAATCCTTTTACTATGCTTTCAAGCATTTCACGCATGGCGGTAAGTTCATCATCTTCACGGTACATGATCCCTGCTTTATCTAGCTGCGCTTTTATCCAGCGTTTTAACGCGTTCCACCAATATTTTAATTCTCCTTTGCTTGGCTCGTTCTCTACAAAGCGGGCGAATATCTCTTCGGCTTTTACGTCTAAACTCATATCCCAATAGTCGTTATTGGCATCTTTCCAATACTGTTCAAACGCTTTACGGCCTTTGGTTTTCTTAATGCGATCAATAAACGCCTGCTTAGCTTCGGCACCAATAACAGTATCGAGTCCGCCGTGAGCTATTGTTTCATGAGCTAACGTTTGTTTTAAATCAGTTAAATCATTAATATTTTCTGCAATAATATAAACCGTTTTACTCAGCTCGCTATAAGCGCCTTTAACCGTTGCGCCGTCTAGGCTCATGCGCCATAGTTTTTCTGCTGTGGCGGTATCATCAAGAATACTAACAGTGATCCCGTTAGCGCCTTTTAAGTCTTTAACAAACTGATCAGCAATACGCTGCGCTTGCTCAGTGCTGATTGATTTGCTGCTAGTTGGCTTTTTAGATTTTGAGAATAAACGTATTCCCTCGCTGGTATTTTCGCTTTCAACAGTATCAAACAATGTTTGATAAGCAGGGTTTATTTTCTCTTGTTCTTCTTTGTTGGGGTATGGGTAGGTGTTGTCAGACTCAAAACCCAGCGACTCTGCTGCTTCCCATGCTTCACTGCCCACTACGTTAGCAAGGTAATCGTTAGTTATACCTTGCTGATTAAGTTTATCAATAATGTAAGTTTCAAATGATCGCGCCGTCATTTCCACTGGTGTAGCCCAATATGCTTTAGACCGTCTTGTATCAAGTTCTCTTGAACGCTCAGGCAAGCCACTTTGAGCAATAGCGCTTTTTACATGTTTAAATGCACTTGCCATTTCTGGGCGTATTTCATCGCTACTCATAGAGTACGGCGATTCTGTTATAAATTCGCCTTTTGTTTTTTGCTTACCAAAATAGTTGTCTAAGGCGTGCCACCACTCATGCGCAAGCGATCCTGAACCGGCCTTTTTGGTAAGGTTAATAACAACGCTATTTGGTTCGTAGTGAGCTGCTGCAGGATTTTTACCGCCCTTACCACGGGCGCCAAATGCAAGTCCTAGTTTGCCATTTAAACTTAGTGCTTTTGGCTCCAAGTCTAGTGCCTCTGCTAAATCCATTAAGCCGTCGTAAGCTTGGTTTAAATCCTTTTGTCGCTTAGCTTGCTCTACCCAATTACCAAACTCTACACCTCTAAAGCCAAACGTTTCACCGAACGTATCTGGTGTTACGTTTTCTGCATAGCGTTCAGGGCCCATTCGTTCAGCATTAACAGGTTTGCGCATGCTTGGGGTTTCTTTCATTTTTTGTAGCGTTTGCTCTACTTCGTCGCGGTTGTTTTTAAGGTATTCTCTTGCAGCGCTCAAATCGTTAAATGATTTTATTTTTAAAACACCACTTGCACCTTTCCAGCCTAGATAAATATCTTTGGTGTAACGATCACGATAAACACTAATTTTACTTTTCTTTCCACTGGTCGCACTAGAACTATCAGCCTGTTCAGCTTTTATTACTTTAGTTAATAGTGCCTGTACGTCACTAAGCGTTTCACTCGCGCCATCATAAACAGGGCGACCATTGCGCTCTATAAAGTAAAACACTTTACTAGGTGAATATGTTTTACCGCCAAAAATAGAAAAGCTGCCAGAGTTAATACGGTAATCCGCAACGCTTTTTAGTGTATCAAGATCAGCCTTAGCTATGGATGGTATAGCATCAACAATGGCCGCTAGCTTTGAGCTATGGTTTCGCATTCTTTGCATTACGCTTTCTACATCACGATCACCATTCATTAAGTCTGCGGCAAATGACTTTAACGTATTAACTTTTTCAGCCCATCGAGATACTTTATATGAAAGCCTTGGCTTTGCTGGTACTTCACTGCGCATTGCAGCCATAAGCGCGACAGACTCAACGCTTGCGCCATTATCAACAAGCTCTTTATAATTTGGCTCAGGCCACGCTTTGCCTAACGGTAATTCTGCTGTGCTTTGTTGATCTTGAATGGCTTCACTAAAGCCACTCCAAACATCTTTACGTGCACCGCCTAGCTTCTCTCCAAAGTCATTAATACTTTCTTGCTTGACCGTTGCTTGATTGGTGGTTGACTGTTGTTCGTTAGCTTCGGGGTCTGCGGCTACAGGATCGTCTACTTTTTTATTTTCTGAACTGTTAGGACTTTCCGTATCGTTGGCTTGTACTGTTTTTTGCTCTTGTGGTTTTTCAATTGGCTGATCATCTAAACCAAACTCTTTGCGTAGCTCGCTATAAGCTTGGCGGTTAATGCTTTCCGGTGTATCGCTATTGAACTCTTGATATGTTTCAAACGATGATTCAGCGAGCGCTTTATCAATAGCTGGCTCGTAGCTTTCTTCTATTTTAGCTATGGCTGCGTCATAGCCTGGCGAACCTTTTTTAATGCCTAGCTTTTTAGCTTCACTTTGTAGCCATTTTCGCTTGGTGGTTTTTAGTATTGATGGTAGCTGGTTGGCTTGTTCATTAGCTGCCGGCTCTTGTTCAATTAATTTACCAGTTTCGGCAGTTTTAACGGCTTTTTGTTCAGATTGTTTACCACTATCGCTGTTTAGTTTACCAGTGGTGGCAGTTTCTTCATTGCCGGTTGCTGTTAAGTTGCCAGCATTATCTTGCGTCTCAGTGCTTGGCATTTCTTTTGCCAATGGTACTAGCTGTTCAATAGGCGCATTTAAGCGGATCACTTTTACTGGCTCGCCTTTTTCGCGTGCGGCTAACCATTGGTGATGCCCGTCTAACACATGGTTATCACTTGATACTAATATAGAGCGGTTACCCCCCTCAAACTCCATTGCCTTTTTAACCTTGGCGGGTGAAAACTCTTGCTGCGTTGGCTTTAATGAGCTTGCAGGTACTTCGTCTTGCTCATGGCTTATGTCGCGTGCGTTCATAAAGTTAACCATGGCGCCGCGATTTTCAGCTTTGATTTGTGGCATTTCTGCGCGTGGTATATTTTTAGTTTCGCTTTGCTCGTTAAACGCGGTCCACTCACCATTAATAGGATCGCCCGCTAGGTTGGCTGTTGGTTGCGCGTTTACTTCTATATTGCTTTCAGTGCTTTGCGGTATGTTAGCGACATCAGTGTCGTCAACATATGAAGTTAAATCCGGAGCTGTATCAGGTCCGGACTCTACATTATTATCGTTAACTTTCCAGCCATAACCATTATCAAATGGTACAACGTCAACGGTTAAGCCTTGGCGCTTTGCTTGGCGTGCTAGTTTGCTGTTGCGCGCTTCTTTCATGCTTTTAAATGGCTTGCCATTGCGGGCTACATTTACGCCGCTTTCGTTGCCTGCAAATATAATGTCTTTTTGTGGCAGTAAGTTTTGTGCACTTTTGCCTGCTTGCTTAACACGTTCTGCTGCTTGCTGCCGCGGCCTACCATCTTCACCAAATATAATATCTTTACTTTCAAGTTGTGCGGGCTGGTTATTAAACTCAGATTGCACGCGCTCGAATGCTTGGCGGTTTTGTGTTTGCTGCTGTGTAGGTAACAAGCCTTGTTCTGGCACCATTTCACCATCAATAAAACCGCTATCAATCTGTGCATTTTTTCGCGGGGCTGGCTGTAAATCTGTGCTTTGTTCTGGTGATAATAACTCGCCTACGTGTTGGTATTTTATTGGACTGAAACGATCGTCAGGTGTAGGGCCTATGTTATTAATTGCATCGTTAATCATATCGGCAATGCTTTGATTGCGCATGCTTTGGATTGATTCTTGGCTAGGGCTGGTTATAAAGTCGCCAAACTGCCCCGCACCCGCGTTTGTGTCAAAGCCTGCCTGCCTTGCGGCAGTTGGAATATCTAAATTATCCACCTCGCTTTTAACGTTGGTAGAATGCTGATCCATGCTCGCCATAGCTTCACCCAAATTAGGGTTGCTTGCTTTCATTTGCTCAGTGACAGGATCAGCCGATGGTTGTGGTGCTGGCTCTGCTGTTGGTTCAGTCTGTGGCGTTTGCTGACTTGGCTGTCTGTTTACTAAACCACCAATACCACCCGCAGCGGCACCAAAGCCGCCACCGGCTAAACCCTCGTTCAAACCTGCAGCAACTACACCTTGCATTTCGTCGCGATTATCTATTGGCTGTAAAGCTTGGTTTACACCTAGCTGTTGCACGCCCGCCTGTACGGCTTCGGTTGAGCCCTCAGTTACAAAGCCAGCTAATGCGCTACGTAACGCCCCGCTTTTAGCTAGTCGTGCGCCGGTTAATGCTTTGCCAATAATTGGATCGCCAATCGCACTTGCTCCAAAGTTTGCAATAAGTACCTTGGGATCTGTTCTTACTTCTTGCGCTACTTTATTAGCAAGTGCGGTTTTTGCTGCTTCCCATTTTTCAACGTTGCTTAGTTCTGGTTGGTTTGCGTGCACACCTCTAAACACATCACCGAATAATGGTGACTCTGCCAGTAATGTATCTGGCATGTTTTGTACTTCTTGGCGCGCTTGCTCCATGCCTTGACCTGTAGCGGCTGCGCCACCGGTTGCGCCCATGCTGGCAATATTAGCAATGTTTTTACCTTTTGCGCCTAAGCTTGCAGCCTTACCTGCTAAACCTGCCGCGCCCGCACCGGGTATTGCAGTGCCTGCAAATTGGCCTGCTACATTAGCCATGGTTAACAGCCATGTATCTAAGTCTGTAGCGCCCTCGCCAAGCTCAAAATTACCTTGTTCATCTTCTTGGATGAATTGCTGGCCTAACGCTTCTCGACCTCGCTCTGACATTTGCGCTTGCTGATCATTAGATGATGAATATAGCGATTGCGCTAACCCCTGCGCGCCAATAAAATCAAACATACCGCCAAGCGCACTTAATCCACCTGATTGCAGCGAATCAATGGTATCGCCTATTCTGCCTTGTGAGACTGGCTGTTCTACTGGTGCCGCTGTTGGCGTAAAAAGCGTAGGCATTGGCTCATCTGCAAAGTAATTTTTTGCCATTAGTGTTTCTCTTATTAATAAAAAACCCGCTATAAAGCGGGCTTAATTTGATTTATTGACTGTTAGCGCTGGCTTGGTTTTTGAGTTAAATAGTTCCATGCGGGTTGTATCGCGTTATCATTTACGTACTGCCCTGCATCACCCATAAGGCCAAATCCATAACCTATTGTTTCGCCTGTAGACGTTGCAGCAAAATCAAGCGGTGACATATCTTTATAATCAACGGGTCTTACGCCATTTTTATAAACCCCGCCTAACCCTCTAGCAAATCCTGATGCAAAGCTAGGATCAGCTAACTCACCATTACCGCCACCTATTAATTTATCTAGGGTTGATTTTTCGTCTGGCGTTCCTGCCGCTATAACCGGTTGCCCTGTTTCTAGGTCTTTAACTTCGCCGGTGATCAGCTTAAGCGCTAAATCATTACGTGGGTCTGTCGCTTTATTAGCGCTTTGTTGAGTGGTGCTTGCTTGTGCTTCTGGTTTGGTTGCATCTAAAAGATAAGCAAAGCCAGTGCTGCGCAACTTATCACCATAGCTTTGCACTGAATTTTCTAGTGTTTTACTGTAGCGAGATCGCACTTGCTGTAATTCGTTTTGCATAGCGCTTTGTAGTTGCTCCATGGCTTCGCCTTGCAGCGGCTGGCCTAACGGATCAACTGCTTGCTTGCGATAGCGCTCAACTATATCGCTTTCGGCTTTTTGCTTTTCGCTAATAATGCCCGACAAGTTACGCTCTATTGCTTGCGCTTCCTGTGCACTCATACGACGTTCAAACTGGTTATCGCTTACAGAGTCGCGCTCACGCTGGCGTGCATCTTGGCTTGCTTGACGTTCGTCTTGCTTAGCCCAACGCGTTGCTTGTGCCTGTTCTTGGCGATTAGCGCGTGCTTCACTTGCTTGCCAGCGTCGCTCTACACTAGCGGCTCGTTTTTGCTCAAGCTCTCGTGCGCGCTCTGCGGCTCTATCTTCTGCCATGCCGCGGTTAATGGTGCCTGCTGCTTGGCTTAGGCCTTGGCCGAGCCCGCCCAATAATCCCCATTCCATACTAACCTCCTGCCATTGACATTAAGCCACCGCTTGCAGGGCTTGCTGGTTGTTGTGGTTGCTGTGGCTGGCCACCTCTGGCGCTTGTGCCCATTAGTTCCTCAGCTTCTTTTACGCTGGCTTCAAGCTCTTGCGGGTTAAGCTCGCCCATTGACTCTTTTGTGGTAATGTACGAGCTGTAAGCGTTGCTTGCTACTGCATCGATAAAGCCGTCGTTTACTTCATCTTCTGCCAGTGCGCCTGCTTCAACCGCTAAGCCGGTTAGTTCTGCAATAAGCTCTTGTGCTAGCTGTAGCTTTATTTCATCGGGAACCATGCCTGCTTTTTTCTCAATAGCAATAAGCAGTGCTGATGCTGCGCCACCAATCCCCATAGATACATCCTGCGCTTGCAGTACCATATTTGCTATTTGGTCGCCTACTTGCCCCTCATTATGAATAATATCTATACCCATATCGTAAAACGCTTCAAGCTGTTGCTGCTCTTCTGGCGTTGCCAGTTCTTCACCTTGTTGTAACGGCTCTTGTTCGGGATCAATGGCTTGCTCATTACCCTGCATTTGGTTTTGATTGATCATTAGCCGTTACTCCCTGCTACATTTTTTTGACGATTGATTAAATCATCTATTGATGTTTGCCACGTAGGCGGCGCTTGAGTTTGCGCATTGTTAAAGTTTACAGGGTCCATTAGTCCAAAGTTCATTTCGCCAGCGGTGGCCGCTGTGTTGCCCTCGCCATCTACACCCCAATAGCTGCGGCGTTTGCGCTCTTCTTCGGATGCTTCTTGCTGCGCTTTTCCTTGTAGCATAGAGCCAGCCATTTGCAC